AGTATTTAAAGAAGCTTTCCCTGATGCTAAAGTAGAATGGTATTGGATTAATGAAGCTTGGGAAGGTGTTAAAATTGGATTAGATATATTTACAGACATTAAACCTAAACCTAACCAAAGACGTAGATTGGATAATCCATACTATTGCAGATTAGGATATACAGGATTTATATATGAAGCTACTAACTCTCAATCAGTTAGTTTAATAGATAGGTTAAAACCTTATCAATATTTATATGATATTATATCTTATAGATTAGAAATTGCATTTGCTTCAGATCAAGGTAAGAAGTTCATTATGGACTTAGCTCAAATACCTGCAAGTCAAGGTATTGATATTGATAGGTGGATGTACTATCTAAAAGAGATGAATATTGCCTTCATTAATAGTTTTGAAGAAGGTAAGAAAGGTGCAGCTACTGGACAATTGGCTAATAAGTTTAATCAGTTCCAAGCAATTGATTTAAGTCTTAGTCAATCTATTCAACAGTATATCAACATGTTAGATTATATTAAACAGCAAGTAGCCTTTGTATCCGGAGTTACTCCACAAAGATTAGGTGCTATTAATAACTCTGAACTAGTTGGTAATGTAGAACGTAGCGTAAATCAGTCTTCATTAATTACTGAATATTTATATGAAGCTCATGCTGAAGTTAAGCGTAGAGCTTATACTGCAATGATTGAAGTTGCTAAAATATGTTATAAGAAAGGATTAGTTGCTCAATATGTCTTAGATGATATGGGTATTGAGATGCTAACTCTAGAAGAAAATGAATTTGAAAACTCTGAGTTTAATGTATTTGTAACTAATAATTCTAAAGATCTTGAGTTAAAAGCTAAGTTAGATCAATTAGTTCAAGTAGCATTACAGTCTGAAAAAATAGATTTATCAGCAATAGTTGAAACATTAATGAATGATTCTCCTAGAGATATTGTAAGATTATTACAACGTAAGGAAGAGGAGTTCTATAAACGTCAAGCTGATCAAGGTAAAGCTCAACAAGAACATGAGATGAAAGTTGAACAACTTCAACAACAAATGCATGCTGAACAAGTTGAGCTAGATCATTTAAAACTTGATCAAGAAAGATATATTGCTGAACTTAATAACGAGACTAAAATTCAAGTTGCTGAAATTGGTGTATTTGCTAGACAAATGGATTTAGACCAAAATAATAATGGTATTCCTGATCCAAGTGAAATTGCTGCTAATGCTTTAAAACAACAAGAACTATCTTCTAAAGCTTTCTTAGAACAATCTAAGTTAGGTCATGATAAAGCTAAACATGATGCTCAATTAGCTCAGAAGGATAAAGAGATTAGACTGAAGAATGAATTAGAGAATAAGAAAATTGAAGCTATTCGTGTTCAGAACAAATCTCAAGAACTTATTCAAAAGCGTCAAGCTGAACTTAAGGAGAAAGAAATGAAGAATAAATTAGAAGTTGAAAAAATGAAAATCGCTGCAGCTAGAGCTAAAGCATCTAAACCTACTAAGAAATAATGGAAGTACCTAAGATAAAATTAAACACAATGAAAGCTACTGATTTGAATTAGCTAAATTAACTGATGGTGGAGCAGCTTATTCGATGTTTTCAGAAACTTGGATTCAGAATCAAATAGATGAAATTAGTACTTTGGTGTATCAAACGCTTTATAAACTTAAGAATCTTAAATAATGTATTACAAACTACCAGTTAAAGAAAGAATGGAACTTATGAAGTCTTATAGAAAGGCTAATAAAGATATGTCTTATCAGGACATGGTAAATGATTATAATACTAGTTATGAGAAGTTTGGAAATGGTGGTACTAAAAGAGAACCTATTATCACACATGATAAAAATGATCCTAGATTAAGAGCTTATAATGATAGTTTAGGTTTATATAATAGTGGTATTACAAATAAACATTCATACGAAACATATATTAATGCTTTAAAAATACCCACAGAAAGAGTAAAAGATTGGGGTAAAGAAACTAAATATAGTGAACCTGGAAACCATCCAAAAATTAAATATATTTCAAAAAATGCTGTACCAACATGGCGTGCTGGTTTTACTACAAAAAATACTAAAGGAGAAGATGTGTCTGTTGGAGATCAAATACCTGGTTCAAATAATCTAAGTACAATTTACACTAAAGATAAACATATTGTTGTGACTGAGGGGGTTGTAGATAGACTTATGAAGGGTTACATGTTATATAAAAAACCTGTACAACCTTATAAGTATGAACCTGAACCAGAGAATCCTCCTGCTGAAGTTCCTCCAATAATACCACCAGTAGTTAATTTTCCACCTGTTAAAAAAGATACTATTCAATATACACCTAAACAACCTATTATTAATTCAGATATTATGAGACAAAATAATTAAATAGTTAAAATAATTATAATTATATTTGTGTAAAAATAAATTATGATAATACACACTAAGGTATGCATTGAATGTAAAGATTCTAAAAGATTAAAACAATTTGATTATTGTAAAACATGTAAAAATGAAAGAAAGAATGTCTGTATTTCTTGTATGAGGAAAAAACGAGTTGATTATCTTAAATTACATGGTAATAATGAAGATATATCTAAAGTTCAAGCGCAAGATTGGAGATTAAAAACAACCTATGGAATAAACATAGAGACATATAACAAGATGTTTAATGATCAAAACGGCTGTTGTAAAATTTGTAAAATACATCAAACAGATTTAAATAAAAATTTAGCTGTAGATCATTCACACACAACAGGGAAAGTTAGAGGGTTATTGTGTCATAAATGTAATATGGGAATTGGTTTACTTCAAGAAGATATAACTATTTTAGCAGAATCTATTAAGTATTTAATGTCTTTTAAGACATTTTGAAAAATTTCATCTAAATAACATTAACATATTAAAGCTATAGAAAGTTAGTTAACTGTCTAACTTTTTGAATTTGCAATGGATAACCAAAACAGTTATATTTATAGTATATTACTAATAAGGCAAAAATGAGTAAGGAAACAAAGAAAGAATTTAATATTCTAGATTCACCTTTTGGTGAAGGTATGGAAATGACATTTAATGATGATTTCTCTGATAAAGAGAATAACTCTGTAGTGCAACCATTACTTGAGAATTTAGAAGAAGCAGACACTGTAGTTGATGAAACTAAAGAAGTTGCAAAAGAGGTTGTTAAAGACCTACCCAAAGAAGAAACTAAAGTACCTGAAGAAGTTGCTAAAGTTGAAGCTAAACAAGAAACTACTGAAGAGAGTTCTTCTCTCAAAGTATTCGCAAGTTGGTTGGGTGAAAAAGGTTTAGTAGACTATGATGAAGAAACTTTTGAAGATTCTGAAGATGGTTTAAAGAAACTAATGAGTTCTACAGTTGAACGTGAGGTAGATAACTATAAAAAGAGTTTACCTGAAGAAGTTCATAGATTAGTAGAATTCGTTGAAGCAGGAGGTAATCCTAAACAGTTCTTAGATACTTATTACTCACAAGCTACTTGGAGTGATTTTAAACTAGAAGATGAGAATGATTCTAAAGTAGTTTTAAAAGAGTATCTTAAAGCTCAAGGAGAAGATGAAGAAGATATTGATGAAACTATTGATACTTATGAAGTTTCAGGTATATTGGAAAAGAAAGCTAAAACTGCTTTAAGTAAGTTACAAGCTTATGAGAAGAAATACCAAGAAGAAGTATTTGAATCTCAAAAGAAGTTTGATGCTGAACAAAAGGCTTTAGCTAAGAAACAGTATGAAGAGTTCAAAGAGAAACTTTATTCTAAAGATGATATTCAAGGGTTTAAGTTAACTCCTAAGTTAAAAGATAATCTTTGGGACTTCATTATGAAACCTGATAAACAAGGTAAAACTGGTTTACAGAAGCATAATGAAACTAATGAAAATGCTCAATTTATGTATGCTTATTTAGCAATGAATGATTGGGACATAACTAAGTTAGAGAAACAAGTTAAGAATAAAGTGAATTCAGAGTTAGCTAGTAAGTTATCTAACTTTAAAGGAGATAGTAGAACTAAACTTAAATCTGGTCAATCAGATAGTTTTGGTGGAGAAAAGTCTTCAAATAACTTTAGTGCCTTCCGTCAGGCTTTAAACAACGGTATGATTTAGTACACATTATTAATTTAATATAACAACAAACAAAATGCAAATTAGTCCATTACAAATAACAAACATGAACTGGCATGCGGGTCTTACTCAAGATTCACATTTGTCTAGTTTCTTCTTAACTGAGCCAGCTATTGCTAGTCAAGTTATTACACGTATTTATAACAAGCAAAATGGTTATAAAAATGCTTTATCATTCTTAACAGGTGGTATGGGTAAATCTAAAGAGATTGATGGTATCCAATACCGTTGGAATATCATTGGAGATTCTCGTAAAGCAATTTCAATTACTCGTGCAGTATTTGATAATGCAGCTTCTATTGGTATCAATGCTACAACTTTTAAAATTGGTGTAGGTGAAAAATGGTTCTCTGAAGGAGACGTTTTATTATTTGATAGTCCAGACTATAAAGCTCGTGTAATTGCTGAGCCTATTTATGACGGAGCTGATTACATCTTAGTATGTCAATTAGTTACTGCTGATATTACTAAATCTATTCCTGCAGCATTATTATCAGTTGGTAAAGAAGTATCTAAAGAATACAACATTGTAGAACATGATCATTCTCGTACATCAGGTGAAACTCACTATGCTACACCAATGATGTTAGAAAACTTTATGACTACATTGCGTAAGAAATATTCTGTAACAGGTGCTGCTCACAGTCGTGTTATGGTTATCTCAATGTTAAATCCTGAAACTAATGAAAAAACTAACACTTGGGTAAAATATGCTGAGTGGGAATTTTGGAAGCAATTCATGGATGAGATTGAAATTAATTTAATGTTTGGTGAATCAAATGTTAAAGCTAATGGTACTACAGATTTAAAAGGTGCTTCAGGAAATCCAATTTATTCTGGTGCTGGATTAGAAGCTCAAATTGCTCCAGGTAACAAACGTCTTTATACTACTTTAAATGAGAAAACTATCCGTGATTTCATGGGAGATTTAGCATACAATGGTACTGAAGATGGTCCTCGTGAATATGTTGCATTATGTGGTCGTGAGTTCATGAACTTATTTGATCAAGCAATGAAACGTTCAGCTTCTGCATTTAACTTAGTAGATAGTAAATTCATTGGTGGTTCAGGTCAAGATTTAACTTTATCTGGTCAGTTCATGGAGTATACTGGTTTAAATGGAGATAAGATTGTGTTAAAAGAATACAAGCCTTACAATGATGTTGTTCGTAACCGTTTGTTACACCCTCAAACTGGTAAACCAGCTGAGTCTTATAAAGCAACATTCTTGAACTTTAAATCTTATAACAAAGGAGAACCAAATATCCAAAAAGTATATTCTAAAGATCGTGAGATGGTAACAACTTACATCGAAGGTATGTATGGACCTTATGGACCTAAGAAGAATGGTTCATCTGCAAGTTCAGTAGATGGTTACACATTTGAAGCAATGACTGAATGTGGTATCATGTTACGCGATCCTACAACTAATTTACTTAAAATGTTTATATACAAACTAACAAATACTTTAAATAATAAAATTTACATAGGATTAACTACTGAAAGTATATCTGAAAGGTGTAGAAAAAGAATAGCTGAAGCTAAATATAGAGATTCTAAAAATTCATATATTTTAAATGCTATTAGGAAACATGGTTCAGAAGTATTTAAAGTAGAGCAAATAGATACTGCTAATTCATTAGAAGAACTTCAACAAAAAGAAATTTTTTATATCCAGCAATATAATTCTACAGATAGAAAAATAGGATATAATTTAACTAAAGGTGGTGAAGGTAATTTAGGATTAAAAATGTCTGATGAAACTAAGGAAAAAATAAGACAAAAACATTTAGGTAGTAGATGGTCAGATGAAAGAAAATTAAAACATTCTGAGACTTTAAAATCTAAAAACATTGATCATTCTAAAGGTATTGAAAATTGTAAATTACATAATTTAAAAACAAGTAAAAAGGTTGGTAAATACACATTAGATAATATTTTAATAGAAGAATATAATAGTATACAAGAAGCTGCAAATAAAAATAATACAAGTAGATCAAGGCTACAACAAGTATTAAAAGCAAAAGGAATACATAGAAATTATTTCTATAGTATAATCAAATAAACTAATAAAGGCAAATTATTAAAACATGGAAGAAACATTAAAACAGTATGTTATTAGACCTATCATACGAAACAAATTTTCAGGTCAATCTTATTACAACAAGACTTTAACAAAGGAACTTTAAGTGCTAGAAATGGTGAGTTCTGGGGTGATATGGAAGTAAGATTAAGAAATGATAAGTTGACTATATTTAATATAGTAAATGCTTATGATGAATTAAAGTTTAGAATGTTACAACAACATGATTGGATTGCTAATACAGAGCATGACGTTGCTGGAAACTCTACAGCTAGATTCTACATATATGATCCAGAAGCTGCTTCTAAAATTGAAGATGCTAAAATGGAATTCGAGTTTGCAGCTATTGAAGCTTTCAGTAATGCAACAGTAGAAGAAAGAAAAGGTCTATTAAGAATTTACGGTAAAAAAGGTGTAGATTTAATGTCTGAAACTATGGTTAAGACTGAATTGTACAAACAAGTTAAATTAGATCCTAAAGAGTTTATTCGTTTAGCTACAGCTAAAGATACTCCAGTAAGAGCTTTAATTGAAGCATTAATGGAGAAAGGAATTCTTAAGAAAAAAGGGACTTACTTCTATAATGGAGAAGACTTATTAGGAAGCTCTACTGATGAAGTAGTAAGTTACTTATCTGATTTAAAAAACCAAGCTGTTAAATTAGCATTAGAAGGGAAGTTAAAACCTAAAAAAACCAAAGCTGAATAATGACTATTGCTGAAATGCATATTGAGTTTAAGTTTAGACTAGATAAATTAGATGCTCTAAATTATCCTAACTTCTTACCAGAAGAGGTAGACTTAATCTTAAATAATGCACAAGATAGATTTATTAAGCAACGTTATGGTTTTAACAATAACAAGAGACAGGCTTTTGAAGAAACTCAGAAGAGAACAGAGGATTTAAAGAATATCACTATTAATGGGGTATTAACACCTCAAGCTTATTCTGTAGATAACATAGATACTAATGCTAGATTTGTAATACTACCAACTAATCATTGGTTTACAATCCAGGAAAGAGCTGGGATAACTTGTGACTACTGTGGTACACCTGTAACACAAAGAGTTGAAGTGATTCCTATAACTCATGCAGAAGCATCTAAATCTTTAAAAGACCCTTTTGCTAAACCTAATAATGAGAAAGTACTTAGACTTACTGTAGCAGGTAAAGTTGAATTAATATCAAGTTGTACAATAGTTGATTATCAATTAAGATATTTAAGACAACCTGTAGCTATGGATGTTAATACTAATACAGATTGTGAGTTATCAGAACATACTCATAATGAGTTGGTGGACCTCGCTGTAAGTATAGCATTAGAAGGAATAGAGAGTAAGAGGACTAATTCATTTAATCCTTTAATTAATAACACTAACGAATAATAAATTTAATTTAAAATGGCAATAACAAAAACATCTCCTAAACCTTTTTTAGGAGCTCAAATTCCAAATACTAAAGTATTATCTTCAAAGATTGATGAAATCATTGATGTAGTAAATGCTTTAGAAACAGAAGGTACAGTAGTAGCATCTGGTTCACAAGTAGGTTCTAATACACCCACTATTAATCAACCATCTGGTACAATTACTGTAGGTAGTGTTGCAACAGCCGCAGGTGAAACTAGAACTGTAACTTTAACTAACAGTTTTATTACAGCAGATTCTAAAGTATTTGTAAGTTTAGGTGATTATGGTGGAACAGGTAGACCCATAGTATACCAAGTAACTCCTGCAGCAGGTGAGGTAGCTATTGTAATCCTTAATGTACATAGTGCAGCAGCATTATCTGCAGCATTTGATTTAGATTTCTTTGTAGTAAACTAATTAAACAATTAACTCAAATAATAAATTATAAAAATTAAAAACAATGTCAATTCATAAAGTAACAAACATTTTTGTAGGTAATGGTTCAGCATTAGAAGCTAGTAACGTAACCTTAACACCTGGGAAATTAGGTG